GCAACAATTCTATCAAAAATCGAGCCCTTGGTTCAAAGCCTTGTGGTGGGCCATTACTCTGCTCCTCGTGGTCACTCTCTTCCGGTCTTGGCACCACAATAAAAGCTTACATGAGGGATTCCAACAACAGCAGGGCACCGATTTTGTCGCCAAGGCTGGGGAAGATGTCTACGATGCGTTTTATGCAGGCATCTACGATGCCCTGGTGTTCAACAGCGCGAAAAACGATTACGAAATGTCGCAAATCATCCAACGCACCGATTTGGCGAGCGACAACCACAGCGTGGTGCTGGACATTGGATCGGGCACGGGACACCACATTGCGCAGCTGAAGCAGCTCGGTATCCACGACGTACTAGGGATCGACCAATCGGACGCCATGGTTGCTCAAGCCAAGACCAACTATCCGGACTATCCTTTCATGAAAGCCGATGCGCGCCGAGGCGATTTGTTCAAACCGAATTCTTTTACTCACATTTTGTGCCTCTATTTCACGATCTATTACTTCCCGGACAAGCTAGCCTTTTTGCGCAATTGTTTCCGATGGCTGAAGCCGGGTGGCTATCTGGTCGTGCATTTGGTCAATCGCGATCAGTTCGATCCAATCTTGCCCCCGGGCAACCCACTGCTGTTCGTGTCCCCGCAACGATATGCGCCACGGCGTATTACTAGCACCAAGATCAAATTCGACGACTTTTCTTACCACGCCGACTTCCAGTTACCCAAGGGAAGCAATCAGGCCAAATTTATCGAAAAATTCAAAGACGACCGATCTGGCAAAACACGCAAGAACGAACACACTCTGTACATGGAAACGCAAGAAAGTATCCTGACGATGGCTCAAGAGATCGGATTCTTGATTGAAGGGCAAATTGATCTGTTGGAAGCGCAGTACGAATACCAATATTTGTACCTCTTGACCAAACCGATTTAAGTGCGCTTCAACAAAAAAAGGGAGGGACAAAAGACAAGACAAAAATAAGACAAAACAAATGTTGTTGCGATGGATTGCGATCGCACTGGGTGTCGTCATGTGCTTAGTCATTTTGTTCTGGGCCTACGTGCGTTTCCGGTACCGCTTCTGGGCATCACAACCAGTGTATCACATCTACGACCTCTTCTCGAAGGACAAGGGTATCTTGCAACCACACAAAGCATCATCGTCAAAGCATCTGAATCGGATCAACATCCGATGCTTGAGAACGGACACAGTGTCTGACGCGCTCCAACAGAGGGTCACCAATTTTTTGCGGACCCACTACAACCCCGACTATTACTTTCCGACCTCTCTGACGTCCTTCTTCCAAGGTCATGGCCGTCCCTGTTATTGGTCCTTTTACACCAAAAAAAACGACAATGACTGTTTGTTGGGCATTATCACCACCCGCCCCTTGCACCTTCAGTTGAGGTGGCGCAAGGAGACCTTGGCACTAGAGGTATCGTACGTGGATTTCCTGTGTGTGGACGCGTTACACCGCCGAACCGGCATCGCGCAACAATTGATCGAGACCCATGATTACTATCAACGACAACGAACTCCAGAAATATGTGTCAGTCTGTTCAAGCGTGAGGGAGTGTTGAATCCCACTGTGGTGCCGTTGACCGTCCTGACGAACAACATTTTCTGCATGCATGCGTGGTCCAGTGTCCCGCCGTTGCCGCCTGAGTACCGTCTGTTGGCGGGAGATAAGCAGAACATGGTGTACGTACATTCGTTCCTGAAAACAAACACTTCCGCGTTCGAGGTCATCGCGATTCCGTCGGTGAGCAACTTGATTGAACAGACCAAGGCCAATCAAATTTTTGTGCAATGTTTGATGCAAGGCACTGACATCCTAGCAGTCTACATGTTTCGAAAGACGTGTGTGTACATGAAGCCGAATCGACAAGACGAAGTGATCTGTTTGTTCGCCTCAGTGCAAGGGGACGACGACGATGCATTGTTTGTGCATGGATTCCGTTGCGCTTTGGCAGACATCCTGCAAAAGCAAAAAAAAGGTTGCGCCTTCGGCTATTTGGCGATCGAAGAAATTGCGCACAATGGCAAACTGAGGGCGTCAATCCGGACACCTCCTTCGGTGAAGAACCTGTGTGCCTATTATTTTTACAATTTTGCGTTCCACACGGTCGACGCATCGAAGTGCTTGATCGTCCAATAAAACAGGAATACCCCTCCTTGCCCTTCCGACCGAAGGAAGGGGATATGTTAGAAGCTTGAAAAATTTGTTAGAAATTCTGTTTTCGGAAAACCCTCCGAAACGCAAGGGAAACTGGTTGCAGACAGGTTGGATAGGGAACTTGGATACTTTTGGAAATTTGCATTTTCTAACAAATTTCCAACAATTCTAACATCACCGCGTATACTTGCCCACTCGAGCGAAGCTATCCACAATATAAATAATAAAAATTCCTAGGAAACTATACAGTATCACTTCCTCGGTGACATTGTGAGTGCGTTCGTCTTGCTGCTCCTCTAGCAAATTGATCATGTAATTCAACTTGTCCAACAAGATCTGATGGCTGTCGGATGGACCAGCCGCCGCAGGCGGCGCATAAAGACGGTCGATGTCCCCCGGACCAGCCGCCTTCGCCTTGTATGTCGGTATCAAATTTTGGTAATACTTTTCGACGGCCTGGTTGTTCATGAAATTGCTCCGCAGAGTACGCAAATCGACGTTGTCGTTTTCTAAAGGCTCCACCTCGTTCAAATCGGTCGCTTTCAGCGTTTGCATGTTTTCCCGCAACTTCGTGTTCTCCACGCCCGCAGACGATGGGGGCGGCAAGGGCTGAAAATTGGCCAATTCGCTCCCTTCGTTGTCCTCGTCGCAAATATTATTGTTGTTGTTGTCGCTCGAAACCTGGTTGGTGGCGCGTTGAATGGATTGCAACAGAGAGGATACTTTGGGCGTCACCTTCTGGGTCTTTGTGTGCGGTTTGGCTTTCGTTGGTCTAACATCCTCGACGACGCTTTCAAACGGCGCGGCATACATGGCTAAAGACATGGATCAATAATACAAAATTTTTTGAATGCCCAAGAAAATTGTTTCCGCTTGATGAAGGAAGCCTTTTTAACTACTGAAAACAAGGGTAGAAGAAATTTTTTCAGTTTGTTGCTTTCAAAGTATCCCCGATTGTGAAATTTTGATGAGATGGAAAATGAGAAACAGCACTCTGATTTGTTGAAAAAAAAACTTCTCCCCTTATTTGCAAAAAAAAATATCGACGGCTTCACATAATAATTCAAAATAACACCAACATCATCACCGAAATGGCCAAATTTACCAAAATGCACATTGCTCAAGCCATCACTATGCTTGTTCTCGTCTTGCTGGCATTGAGTCCGAATCATTTAGGCGCAGTGTTCTCTGACCTGTTCGGCAAAATGTTCCTTCTAGGTCTCATCATCTTCCTGGCCATGAACAACGTCATGCTTGGGCTGATTGGCGCCGTCATTTTGATTCTCGGCCTCAGCGTCAGTCGCTCTGGCGGCATAGAAGGTCTCGTCGACATGTCTGGCAATATGATGAAGCCGATTTCTCTGCCAGAGGTAAGTATTCCTCCTATCTCCATCGCTCCGATGCTTCTGGATGCGAGCAGTAATGCGAGCGTAACATCCTTCGATACCAGCGGAAACAGCATGGTGGTTGGCACGGACAAGATCTCTGTCGAACAGCAGTTTCGTGGACCAACCACGGTGAGTAGCAATTTGCCAGTGACGCCTCCGACCTCGACCGAGACCGTGGCACCCACGTCCAAGGAATCCTTCACGAGCATGTATAGCAAGTGGTAACAAGGGTTTTTTCTTCTTACCCTGTATCAGCCAGCATATAAAACACATTTCCATAAAAATGGACTTCCTGACGAAGCCGTTCGCGTATGCGCATGATCACATCATGTACCTCAACAACAGCAAGTTCTTTGCAGGTATTGTGATGATCTTGCTCAACGTCGGGTCCAAATTCATTGCGATCCAATTTAGTCGCAGCACCGAAGAGTACATGAAAATGAATGTCACCAAACAGTTGCTTGTCTTCTCGATGGCCTGGATGGGTACCCGTGACATTTATACCGCGCTGGTCTTAACGGCCGTATTCACCATCTTGTCGGACCACTTGTTCAACGAAGAGAGCGAGTTCTGCGTGGTGCCGCCAAAGTACCGTATTTTGCAAAAACTGATGGACACGAACGACGACGGCATGGTATCGGAAAGCGAGCTGCAAGCGGCCATCGCCCTCTTAGAAAAGGCCAAAAAAGAGAAACAACGTCAGATGCAAAAGGAGGCGTTCACGACGTTCCACGAATGGAAAGAGGACAAGATCCGATGATTTTGTTAGTTTGTTGAAATTTTTGTTAGAAAATTGAAGTTATGGAAACCTCTTGATTTTAAAACGCATGCTCGTTCAAATGTTTTGCGTTCGGATTGGATACCTTCCTTTGAAACTGCATTTTCTAACAAAAGCAGTCGCGTTTCGCATATGACATACATGTTTTTGCGAATATTTTTTGTGTCTACCTAATCTAGCCGTAAATGAACGATGGAAAAGGAAAAAAAGAAAGATGAGAAGCCGCCCGACCAATTAAGAATCTATTTTACCACCCCCACGGGGAAAAAGGTGTTGTTCAAGCCGTCCATGATCGTCGAAAGAGTCGACGAGAAAGACGAGAAGGCAAAGGCAAAGGCGAAGCTAAAGGTGTCCTCAGAGATCGCCGGCAATGTAGTTTACATCGACCCTGTGGTGCCTCTGTCGGAAAAACAAATCAAAGACAACACGCCGTACAATCAGGCGCCTTATGAGCAGTTCTTCAATAAGGAGGCCTTCAAGCGCCTCGACGAGATGTCGAAGCTCCAAATGGATCATCAAGTCGACCTGGCGGATGCTTTGGAGCCAGGAAACGTGTTATACAAAAACATTGGACTCACATTGTCGACCATTTTCCAGCGCGACACGATTTTGAACGTGGACGGGGAATTGTTTCTGGTCTTCGGTTTCACCTGGGACGGCGAGCACAAGTTCGACCGATACACGCCTCCGCCACCCAAAAAGAAGGTGGATGCATCTGGGTCAACAGTGATACAACCCAATCTGTCGATGGTGCCTGCGAACTGTGCAAATCTGCTTCGTCTCACGTTGCAATTATTCGAGTTGAAGCTTCAAGAAAAAAATTGGCAAAACGCTAGCTTACACTGGGGAGACATTGTGGATTTGGCAACGTACGGAGATGACGGTCTGAAATGTCCATCTTTTCCAGATTTTTTATCGGTCAACAAGGAGTGGGTTGCGGTTCAGACGGCACGTCTGGCATCCATTGTGCCTCCCATTGATACTTCCATGATCATGAACGCAGACTACGTGTTAGAAATGGTTAAAGAACTCGACTCAGCAATATCAAAGAACAATGGATACGAAGCAAATAAAATTCTGACCGAAATCAAGGACGAAGTTGCATCGGATCCTTCAGGGAACGATTTCAACAGCAAAAATAAGCAATGGCTTGCTGCGAAGGAAAAAGAAGTGGAGCAGCACCGGTTTTCGGCATTCAACATTGACACACGGATGGTCGACAGTAGTGGCAACTGTCGAAGCGACCTTAATGCCCTCTTGAACAAATTGAAGGAGTCGCTCAAGGATGCCAAGTATGATGGCACAGACCGCGAGAATGCTCTGGAAACTTTGACAGAGCTGAAGGCATTGGATCCAAGTATGTGTTCCTACGACGGGTTCCGTGTAGAAAACGAGAAATGGCTGGAAGCCAGAAAGGAAGAGGCCGAAGAATTGCTGGATACGTCTATGGTGGATCCTTCATGCAATAACGCCATCCTGCAACCTCTGTTGGCGAATTTGAAGAGTGCTGTGAATGGAAAACAAGCAGCGCTAGTGTCTCAAGCTATTGCCGATATTCAAAAATTGAAAAGCAGAAATGATTGTTCATTCAATGAATTCGTCACAAAGAACGAAAACTGGCTGGACAATCAAATGGCAATGGCACGAACCTTTCCAGTTGGTCTCGGTTCAGTAAGAGAGAACATTGCAGGCATTCAAAACTACTTCAGAAACGAAAAGGATCGACTCAACGAAGTCGGAGAGAAGTTTTTTAGATCAATCTATGATCCGTCGAAAAAAGGTGGAGCATCCCCAACAGCACCTCCAGCCCCAACAGCACCAACAGCACCTCCAGCACCTCCATTAATTCCAGCTGCCCCTCTAGCAGCACCTCCAGCACCTCCAGCTGTCGCTCCAATAAGACTAGCACCTCCTCCTGTCAAGAGAAATGAGATAGATGATTTAAAAAAGGAACTGGAGCGCCTCAAGCGTGGTCAGTTCTACGGTCCATTTTATGATCCGAGGTACCAAGGCCTGTACAATAGGCGACCCGTTGTACCCGAAGCAACCAACAACAACCCCGCCGTCGTCGTCCTCATTGACCTCTCTCTGGTGAAAAAGGGAAACCAAGACAAAATTTCAGCCGCAGATACTGCCAAACTCACTTGCGACCTCGCCAAAAAGAATGTCACGCAATACTGGGGAAAGTTAGTTGAAAAGTTGAAGCCGTCATCATCGTCTTCTTCTCGCAAAAAAGGTGGCGGTCTACTACTTCAGTCACGAAAAAAGAGAAACAAACGAGTTGCAAGGAAAACGATTAAATCACGAGGGACAAACAGAAAGACAAGACGGAATGCTTAGATTAGATCTTAGTTAAAATTAAAACTTCTTTTTTTTCAATAAGGGTGCGCTGAAAAAAAGGTACTACGGTTCGAAAATCGGATTTGCCAAAAATTCCGACTCCAAGGGTTTGGGGATGTGGTGGAAATCAATCAATTTCTGATTCAAATAAAATTGTCGTTTGGTGTCTTTGTTCTCTTTAAACACGGCAGAGAGTTCCAAGGGGTCCGCGAAATAACGCATGGCGGCTGCTTTGCTGCATCGTTCTTTGAACGGAGGAATGTTTTTCGGAGGATCCCCCATGGCGACCTTGGTGAACAAAAAGACGTCTGCATTAATACGTTCGCCGTCTTTGTCGACACCCAAGTCTCGAAAAAACAAGTTCCGCAGCACCACACGGTTTTCTCCTGTTAGTTGCAAAAAGGCGGTGTGGTTTGAGATGACAATGATCTGCACATCCGGGCTACGGCGGAGAGCTTGCAAAGCTGCCAAAGCAATGCAGTCGTCCGCCTCTAATCGAGGATGATGCAGCACATGTTTTACGCCCGAGGTCTTGAATAATTCCGAAGCGAATACCATTTCCAAGAACTCATGCCGGAATTTCCTCTCTTGTTCTTTGTCTTTATTAGACACCGTATCGACTTTGTAATCGGGCCATAGCACACGGCGCCACAGAAGGTCGCAATCCCCGTCTTTGGCGGCGAGGAGCAACGTGCGGTCTTTGCGGAGGCCAAGATTGTCGCACAGTTCGCTCACGCACTTTTGAAACGACTGCTTGAAAATGGAAACAAAAATTGGATCGCGCACCGGGTCCACGGTGGAGTTTTTCGACAAAATGGCATGATAATGCCAATAGACGAAATAGGTGGCGTCGATGAGCACGATCGTTTGCATTCTTCTTCACAACTCTTTTTGGTTAACCTTGCATAGTCAGTCAAGTACGTCAGAAACACGTCAGTGTTGAATTCAATTTTTTCATTCTTTTTTTATGTGCTTGGCAAATCAGTGTCCATGAAGAAAAACATGTTTTTCAGCAAATAATGCACAATGTGATCATATAACAATAGGATACGCACTTTGCCGTCTTCATCCATGTCCATAAACGAGATGACATCACATTCTCTCAATGCACGAAAGTCTCGAATGCGTGTTTCAATGTCCATCGATTCCTCTGTCAACGTGTGTGTCGGCATATATATTTTTTGAAGTTCGCTTGTTATTGTTAGAGACAATAAAAAGTACCAAAAATTTTAACAGTAGAAGATGCCGTTCTCCATGGCAGACCATTCACGGGGAATCATGGCGGCATCGGAGTTCGACGGGGTGAGTCGCTTTTTGGGGCTAGTTGAGTTTGAATTGGAGATTATCGTGACGTTTGTAGACAAGGTGATGTTTTTTTGAGGAGAAAACGAGCGAGTTGACGAAACCGAAGGAGTAATCGAAGGAGCAGAAGAGAGAGGAGTCGGTGGTTTCTTGTCCTTGTCTTCGTCGTGGTTGTACATGTCCAGGATTTGTGCGACGACGGCACTGCGTTGGATATCTTCGCTGCCCATGCGAACGACTTCGATGCCTGTCACGTTGTCGTGCCTTTTCTTGAAGCGAGCAAACTTGGTCACAAAATCGAAGAGGCCACTGGGTTTTGCCAAATCAGTTTGCATGAGATCACCTGTCACGACCATTCTCGATTGCTCCCCCAATCGCGTAGCTAACATCAGCATCTGACTGGGCGAGCTGTTTTGCATCTCATCGGCGATCACAAAGGCGTGCTTGAACGTGCGTCCACGCATGAATCCGAGCGGTGATATTTCCAGCACATTGTTAGAGAGCATGCGATCCATCTCCATCTTCGAAAAGTGTTGCTCGAAAATGTCAAACAGCGGGCGCAGCCAGGGATCCATTTTTTTGTTCATGCTGCCTGGCAAATACCCGATCTCTTCTTCTTCTACAGGCACAACGGGTCTCGTGACAATGATGCGCGATACGTTGCCCGCCTTCAGCTGGCGAATGGCCTCGTGACATGCGAAAAACGTCTTGCCGGTGCCAGCGGGACCAATGGTGACTAACAGCTTGACGTCGGGATTGCGCAAATGTTTCACGTAGTTGGCCTGATTTTCACTCTTGAACGAGAGCGACGATGCGATGATGGAATTGAATGACGAAGAAGAGGTTGTGACCGTCTTCATCCGCCTTGCCGCTACAGGCAACAAGGTAAAGATGAAGCGGAAGATGCGATTGTGATTCATTCTGTTAAAAGAGGAACAAGTGATTTGTTTAAAAACTTTTTTTTTTGAAATTACATATGCGCTCACAAATATTCTTTTATCGCATTTCATCTAATGCTGCTAAGCAATTGTAAGCTTGCGAATACACGGCATTCAACAATATCTGGGGGTCATCGGTTCTTGCGAAATCGATCTCGTCCATCTTTGGGGATTCCGTGATCGTCGCAATTTCTTCGCGCTTTCCTGTGTTGAACCACTCTTGGATCTCGGGGTATTTGCTTTGTCTCATCTCGTCTGTCCAGTTGTGTATTCCTGAAAACAAGCGGTAAAAGTCCGATCGAAATTGATCGGTGTAGTCCATCAGCAGACGGTCATAGTCTAACTCTTCAAGAAAGTTGTCAAGTGATTGGATGGCTCCGTCGATCGCGTCGAGAAAGCACTTCTTTATGTCGTCGTTCATTTTTTCTCTTTTGTTTTTGTTTTGTTTGTAAAACAGTGTGACTAAACCCATTTGCAAAAGATTCAATTTTTTTTTGCGTCTGGATATATCGGTTTAGAGGCGAAACCTGTGGCTTAAAAAAAACAGCAATGCTCGTCGACCGTTTCTTTTACATCAATTTGGATCGCCGAGGCGACCGCAACATCCATTTCCTCGCCGAATGCGAAAAAGCGACCATTCCGACAGACAAAATCGAACGTTTCAAGGCGATCGATGGCCTAACGGCGACAATCCCCGAAGAGGACATGCGTCTCTTTGACCATGCCGACTACCGCAATATGCCCTTTTTCCGCAACATTGTGGGCAATCAGCTGAGCCACTTTTCTATCATGAAACAGATGCTTGAAGACGAGGATCTGCAGACCATTGCTGTGTTTCAAGACGACGTCGTGTTCAGCGACGGTTTCATGGAGAGCCTCTCTCGTCTCGAGGTGCCAGAGGATGCGGAGATGGTGAGCATCGGTTTCCACAAATTTGCGTGCTTCGCTCACTTTGAAGGATGGCACCTGCGAAGCTCGGAGGACACGGACGACGACTTCGAAGAGCTGGGACAAGAGCGTGTGAATGCTTCGGTCTGCCGCTTGAAAGACACCGTGAACCCTTGTTCCTTGGCTTACCTGTTGACACGAAAGGGAGCAGAAAACATGATCGCCCATTTCCGCGAACATGGCTTCCGACGCGCGACAGACTGGTGTTTCAATGACTATCTGCGGTCGCGTAACATCTTTTATGGGTCCAGCAAGGTGCTTTGCACGGGTAACCCGGCCTTCGGCTCGGACATTTTCTAACGTTTTTGTCGTCTTCTTGTTTTGGAGCCACCTTTCTTTCTCTTGTTTTTCGCGTGCGGAGGATCTTCGTGAGCGAAAGAACGCATCGCCTCCGAAATGGGGGAGCCTCTTCTTGTCTTGTTGATGGTTATGTTTCTGTTTCTTGTGGTCATCGTTGTCGTCTTTTTGTCCGCATGAAAACCGTGCTTCCTTAAAAGCGCCTCGTAGTTCTCCAGCAAGACAGCAGTGGAATATTCTCGGGCACCCATGTCGGCAGTGTACATTGTCTTGAAGAGGGCCGTCGCGTCGTTGTAGAAATCTTCACTCATGCTTCCTGGGAATTTCATGCGCATGGTGTCCAATGCATATTGCAGACTGAACCCTAGACCAAAAATATCGATGAAGTCCACGGCCTGATCTGCGAATTCCTCGTAGGACACACGATCCGCCACTTGGTTCATCCAGTTGGTGAAGGTGCTAACATACATATTGATTTCGCTGTCGTGCGCCTTCTGGTCGGGGCTGATGTAAGCGAAAAAAATCTCGTAAGCGGACGGATGACGCATGTCCCTGTAAATGTACCCATCGTCTTTCTGGCCGGTGAGGATCATGTCCGCCAAGTGATTGCCGATGGACAACCGAATGATCGGTCCCACCTTCTTGAAATAGCGAAAATTGTCTTCTTCCAAGAATCCGCAGTCCAGGGGATAAGACCAGTGAAACAAGCTGCCGAGTTGGCTCCTTCTCGCTTGTCGCAAAATATTTGGTTTGGAGTCCATTAGACCGAAATCGATGAAATTCATGTCGTGCGTGTCCATGTTGTATACGATGTTCTGCGGTTTCAGGTCAAAATGGACGATGCCCTTTCTGTGGAAAAAATCGAGGCCGCGAAACAATTTGTGGACAGCGACCCAAAAATGCTCGGCCTCTGCGCGCAAGGCGCGCTTGGTTTTCAGACTTTTCCAGAGCTCGGTGATTTTGGAGAAAAACTTGTCCAAGTCATATCCGCCGTTTTTGAGGACCAGCAGTCGGTACTTGTCGGGGTTTTCTCCGATTTCTTTGCCGATCGAACATTTTTCGACGGCCTCGAGCTGCTCTTGGCTTGCCAAGTCGGGTGCGCATTCGACGGGAGTGCCAAGGTGATACTCATTGTCTTTGTCGAAGCGCGAGACAAGCATAAACTCACGCATCTCCTTGGCGGCGTCGTCTTTCAACATGATTTTGGAGACCGTGTTGTTGTAATCCACTTTCTTCTTGCCCTTGCATTTGAGACTGGGACGATGCACACATCCGTACGTGCCTTCTCCGATTTTCTCGAACATTTTTCTGTACTTGCTTTGTCTCTCGAAAAAAAAAGACAAGAGAGACAAAGGGATAAAAAGCCCTACAGTTTTCGTTTCTGCTTTTTGGTTTTTCGGCCGTGACGTCTGCCTTTCATGCGTTTCATTCTGGTGCCACCGCCAAAGGTCATTTCGAATTGCATGGGCGACGAAGGAGAAGAAGAGGCGACGGACATACGGTAGGAGTCCAAATCCTCCACGGTGGTATCGTCCTGCGGCGGCGGTCCATCCATTACAACGTGGTTTTCAAAATGTTTGTTGGCCACCGCTAATATCGATGTCGACTCCAACAATTTCTCATAATCGTCCAACACTTTTTGCAACGAGGACTTGTTGAAAAATCCATACGAGATCATGCTGAAGAAAATTTGATACGCGCCCTGGTAAAATTCATCGGTTAGATACGGCCCATACCAATTCAGTGCAAAGAGCAAGGTGAACCCCAACCCGTGAACATCGATGAAAGGAATTGCCTGGTCCAAAAATTTGTTATAATCCACACTTCTGAATCCATTCATCCATTTTAAAAACTCATGAACTTGGAAGCGAACCACGTCTTTCTCGATTTTTCCCGACGAACTAATGTACTGGAAAAAGGGGTCGTAAGTGCCAGGTGCCAAGCCAGGAACACTCCTTGTGCCAAGAAGCACAGCATTTCTGAAATTATCGTCGCTGGTAGCACCCTTACCCACGACAAATGTTTGGTACTTACCTCTGTTGAGGAATCCCTGGCTGAAGGGCAGCGACCAGTGGAACATAGAGAGCCAATTATTATTGTTCTGGGACTCTCGCACCATGGTGTCTTTCTCCTGCATGATGCCAAAATCAATGAAACGCAATTGGTTCTTGTCTGGACGGTACACCACGTTGCTTGGCTTGATGTCATTGTGGACGAGCCCATTTCTCTGAAAGAAGAGCAAGCCCTTCAACAGGTTTTGCACTTCCACCCAAAACAAAGCAACCTCCTGTGGACTGCTGTACTTGGGCAGCTGTCTGACGAATGTATCCAAGTCCATACCACCGTCTTTCAAGATGAGCAGCCTATAATCGCTCGCTTCTTTGTCCTCCAGGATCTTGCACTTGTCCGCCGCGTCGATTTCGCTTTGTTCGTCGAAAGCGGGCACACACAAGGTCGGTTTTCCCAAGAAAAATCGTTTTTCTTTATCCACCTGAGCAACTTTGTCGAATTCCTGCAGTTCCTTTTGGGCCGCTTCGTCCGTCGTGAGTTTGGAGACGGTGTCGGTGTAATCGACGTTTTTGTCCGCGCAAGTCAAGCTGGGACGATAGACGCATCCATACGATCCGTACCCGACGAGATCATTCCCCTTTTTCTTTTTCCCAAGGTCCGGAAACGCGGGTGGTGATGACTTTTTTGTTTTTGTCATTTTTTCTCATTACTAAAAGAGGGATGTGAAAAAATGTCTTTTGGGATCAAATGTCCAAGCTGATGGTGTTCTTGTCGGATCCCTTTCGTCGCTTGCTTCTCTTGGGAATGTTGCCGGATCCTTGCAATTCTTTCAAGTCGCTAATGCTAATGGTACTGCTCTCGTTGATGGAGATGGACTGCAATGCAGGAGGTTCGTCTAAGGCTTGCGCGATTGCGGATTGCTGCTGCTGTTGAAGCTGTTGCTGGAACTGCTGTTGCTGCTGCTGTTGGATGTTGATCGTCTTGGTCTTCAATCCAGAGAGAATGTCGCCGATGTCACTGGGTCCTTTCATTTCGGGCCGGCTGCGTCGGCTGCTTCTCTCGGGAGGTCCCGAAATATTGTTGCCTAAGTTGCTGCTGGTTTCGCGAATGTTGATCCCGTCGTCAACGAAGGAGCGCGCCATGTTCAAGTCCGGTCGCGACATATTGTTGCCTCCGCGGTCATAAGGAGGTGGCACGGCGTTGGGTCCCTGGGTCGCCATGGGCGGTGGAGGTCCCCTACCGTTATTATTGGGCGGCTCCATGATTCCACTCATGAAACCCGAGAATCCCGGACTCGATTGACTCATGCTGTTCACGGCAGCGGTCTGGAATTGACGCATCAGGTCTGGGTTTTGGCGCAGGATATCGTCCATGCCCGGCATCGCTGATTTGAACATCGTATTGGTCATGTGCACCATCATCGCACTGCCACCGAGTTGGAACAACAATTTGAGTTCCGGCGCCATCGAGGCGCGCGTTTTGTATTTTTCATAGAGTTCCCCGAAGATCTCGTCATAATCGGTAATGTTCTCGTTGATTTGCTCTCCCCAGCCATCCAACTTGACGTCGAAGGGGTCAAAGCGATTGTTGAGGAACTCGATGCCGTTGATGATGGCCATCATCATGTTGCCCTGGAATTTGACCGAGTTCTGCTTGGCTTTCTCTTCCATGATCATTTCGTACTCGCCTTGCATCTCCGCCAGAGAGGAGTCCATGTTGTATTTTTTGGTGAGCTCGACACCTTTCTTCTCTAAAGCCTCGAGCTTGCGCAAGAACTTGAATTTCTCGCGGAGCAACTCCTCTTTGGTGAGCTGTGGCTGGGACGAGGTGGCCGGCATGGTTTTGTCCGGATCCACGGGAATGTTGTTGAATTTTCCGTATCCGTCCCAAGTCTTGTTGTTGCTTTCGCGGCTGGTGGTTTCCGCCGTGGCTTGACCCACCGAAGGTGGATTGTCGTCGAATTTGACCGATGGCTTAAAAGAGATGCTCTCTGCGCCCCCAGACAGGTCATTCAATTCGTTCTCTAAATTGGTCAGGTCATCAATGTCAATGTCGCTCTTCGGTTTCGCGTCGCGAACCTTTTCATTCATCAATAATTCGATGCCGCCTCCGAAATTCGTTGTTTTCTTCACTCCGATATCGTCTAGACTCTCGATACCGAGCGAGGATAGTTCAATCAGATCATCCATTGTTTTGTTAAAATTTAAACTGTATTGTTTTCGTCCATAGAACATATAATTTTAAGTTTGTACGAATCGTACGATGTCTTTTGTTTTAACTTAACACCACGTTGGGTATTCAGGGACAACAGGATCAGGGACTGGATTTGGATCAGGAACAGGAACAGGCAGTACCAGATGGCGTTCGATGTACCATCGTCCTTGCAAATAACAGTCACACAAATCGTCTTTCTTTTTGTGCTGAGACAAGAAGGAACGCCAGGATTCCGATACTTGCTCCAAAGTAATGGCGATGCTTGTCTTTTTGCGGTCTTTGTAGCCGTCTGTGCTCACTTGCGACAACTTGTTGCCGGCGCTGATGAATTCGATGCGCGGATTGTTACGCATGATAAAATACTGCGTCAACATCGCTTGCACTGCTTTCATTTTGCTGGCAAGAGGACCGATTTGGTTCTCAATGATGACCAAGTCGACCGGCTCTAACAACAGTGCATCCATTTTCTCCATGAGGTTCCGCCCGATGGTGGCCATATCCAACTTCGTCGCATCCACCGCTTTTGCCTCCACGACAGGCGACAGGAATCGCTCTTTCGCGAAGGTTTCCAAGGCTCCAACGAAATCGGATTTTTTGCCTTCTATCGATAGCTTGCATTGTGCGGCGAGTTCTTTCAAGACGTCCAATTTCTTGGACGCCAGGTTGGTGGGCTTAAAAAAAGGCACTACCATGGAGGTTTGCGCCTTGGCGTGTTTGGCGCAGAAAAGAGAGTCGCCATGATAAAATTTCGCTGCGGCTGTGCATTGCCGTCCGTTCTTCTTTGCGTTGCAAATGAGTTTTTCGACATTGGCACTAGAAGACCTCGTCAGATCGATGTTGTCCCACATCGAAATATCAAAGGGTTGTGCATCACTTTGCCGAGCAAAGTAGCAGAATGAAAGATTTTTGATACCGACATCGAAGCTGATTAGGCTTCGCACTTCTTGTTGCATCTTTGTGGTTCCACATCATTTTTTTTTGTTTCTATGTGGGTTCGTTCAAATGATGAAAGCGACTATCCGCCGCGAATATTAAGAAAAACAAAAAAAAACAAACACAATGGGAAATTTCTGGTCATTGGAAGAACGCGACGAAGACAACAGCACTACTAACAACAACGTCGAGGGTGAAGGTGGTGAGTTAGAGGATGAGAAAAAGAAACGCATCAAAAAATTCGTCTTGGAAGGTGACGACGCCGCGACGAAGCCCAAGACAAGGAGGCGTCGTGTTGGTTTCCGTGGAGTGCGCCAATCGCGCGCCAGGGTTACCCGAATCTAATATTGGTTGTTAGAAGAATAGGAATTTTGTTAGAAAATCTCATTTCCAGAAAGTACCCATTCTACAAGAGAAACAGTTTGCAAATAGGTTCGGTTGAAACCTTGGACCTTTTTGGGATTCGAATTTTCTAACAAAATTTGAAAAAACTAACAAACAGAACGCTGGGTGTGTTAGAAGATTGGGAATTTTGTTAGAAAATCTGGTTTCCAAGAAGTATCTATTCTGCAAGAGAAACAGTTTGCAAAGAGGTTCGGTAGAAATCTTGGACCTTTTCCGATTTCGTATTTTCTAACAAAATTCAAACAAACTAACAACAAGCAACAATCATTTCTGTGTAACGGTAGGTGCCATCATACGCGCCTGGCGTTGCACCTTCGTCAAGTAAGACTCTTTCAAATCGCTGCTGGGGTAGCCAGTCGGTTCAAAGACGCTGCTATAAACGAACGGCGAATTTGACACCGGCTGCGTATTTTGTACGGCGAACGGGCTGATACCGGTGGCGTTGTACGCTTCGTGCGAATTGAACTGGCGGATATAGTCGGCGTTGCGCTGCAAGTACGTGCGATAGTCCCAGTTCGATTGAATATGTGCATCATGACGGATTTTGTTGTTTATCCTGGCCTGAGGTTGCCACCAATTGTACCCCTTGCCGTGCATCAAATACATTTTGTTATTGTTATCATGCACCTCATTATAGTCGCTCATGTTCATGTTATTGTTTTTTTTTCAAACAATAAGATAATTTTTTTTTCGTTCTGTTTTTTTTATTCGACCCCGAGATGTTTGAGAAGCTCTTGCTTCTTCATTTTCGAGGCATCTGCGACACCCTTTTCACCTGCCAAGCTGCGAAGTTTCGGCAATGACATTTTTTTGTAATCGACAGGGAAATCCAAGCTGGTGATGTTGATGGTACGCAAATCATCTTTGGCTTCCTCTTTTCTTTCCTCTTCTGTTGCTGCTTCTGCTCCTTCTTCAGCGCTTTTCGTTACCACCGTTTTATCGTCCTCACTGTCGTCGTCATCGGAAAGATTGCTTTTCAGTTCTTCAATGTCGTGTTCGATAGGGATTGGATTACCTAAATGAACCGTCCAGACTTGGACATGTGGTTCCAAATTCTCTGGCTCAAAGTCATCATCATCACTTGACTCCTCGTTGTCACCACCATCATCATCATCATCGTCTTCGTCGTCGTCAAAGTCTTCATCGTCATCATCCTCCTCTTCGTCGTCGTCTTCGCGCTCGTCTTCCGATACAGGAATCAGAGAAGGTTGGAAAATCGACATTTGTCGCACGTGTGGTGGTGGTGATCCTCCTGCTCCTGAGGCCCTCTGCTGTTGTTTCCAAAATTCCATTTCCCCCGCAACCGAAGATACAAGACCCACCATGGTGGACAGCTTGTGGTCTTGTTGCGCCAGTTTGTGCTGCACATAGAAGAACAAGCCCCCCACTAACACAATGCTGACCAGCACACCGATGATCCATGGACTTGATAACCAATCGTTGAGCGCCATTTTTGCGTTTTGTTTTGGATTTTTTTGAATTATCTGGGGATTCTGGAATACGGACAAAAAAAGTTTGCCTTGTTTGGTGAGGACCGATATTTTTTCAGCCTTCACGTCAACGAATACACCTTCTCCAAGATTTCTTTTGGGTAATGCATGTCCCTTAATACTTTGACACCTCCTTTGACAGTCGAGATGCCGCGTTCCAATTGGTAAGTGTATTGCAGAGTGCCTTTTTCTTGTTCGACGGTTTTCATGTGGAAATTGCGGACTTTGGTCTTTTTCTGCAATTTTTTGCACAGCTTCACGTAGTGCGTGGTCAAGAGGAAGCGGACTTTTCCATATTTCTGCAAGTAGGTCAAGAAAGCATGGGCGCTCGAAACCGCCTCCTCGGGGTTGGTGCCAGAGTACAATTCGTCGAACACGCACAAATGTCGCTCGTCGGACTTCGCCTGGACGGTGTCCAGAATTTCCTTGCACCGTCTGGCTTCTGCTTGGAAAAGGCTGTCGCGGGAACTCGTGTCCGGAATGTTGATGTAGCAATGCAAGTGGTCAAATGGCGTTAGATGACAGACACCGTAGAATCCGCAGCCGAATTGTTGCGTGAAAAGCACATTGATGAGAACCGCCTTCAGCAGCGTCGTCTTGCCTGAGGCGTTCGGACCAGTGACGATCATACTGCCGTTGGAAAGGCGGCAATCATTGGGCACCGCCTCGGTCTCGCAAATGGGGTAGCACAATTGCTTGAATTCGCATTGTTGATTCTCCACTCCGTGGAAAGTAGCTGCATTCATCTTGCCCTCCGCAATGCGTGTTTGCAGTCCTCGCAAGATATCCATGTATCCATGGAAACCGAATGAATAGGTCATGGAATCGTGCAAAGAAGGATTGTCATAGAGCTGGTAGAAGCACCACAAGGTGTGTCCCACTTGGCCCACCTGATGTCCCACGGTGCCCAATTCCGCCAGGAATACCGATAGCCGCTCGATGTGTGTTTGCATGTCGGAGCGAAACGCGTGATAACTGCCGAATCCCTCCACAGCAGAAGAGAATTGTCGCATTTTCTCTAAGGAGGTCTGTAAATAAGAGCGACATTGCTGCAAATAATCCAGGATGCGTTTGTAGTTCGAATAGAAACGAATGCACACGAGGATGTTCTGATAAATGGAGAAGACATAGAAAGCGGCCGAAAAGACCAAATAGACCTTCTGTGTTAGGTCCACCTCGTGGAAACTGGTGAACACCTTGGTAATGGCGTGGTGTGCGACCAGCATTTTCAGGATATAGACGTATTGTTGAAAAGTGATTGTCATGCCCTGCATTTTGATGATAATGAATGGCGCAATCAGCACGAACACTGGCAGAAAAAGAGAGATCAATGGGGACGCCACATTGTACACACTCATGAGCTGCAGAAAGAGAGGGCTGTGGTTCAAGAATTTCACGAAATCCCATTGCAAGAAAAGGTATTTTTCGCAGAAGGACGTCTCGCCTCGAATGTCGGACCACATGGCACGAATATCTCGGAAATCGTCTTGTACCAGTGATTCGTCTTTCCATGTTTCCAAGACACGCTGCGTATCCCGCAAGAAGTCGGTGTCTGTGGTGTAATGCCGAGAAAGCTGCTTGACCATCTCTTTTCCAAACGTTGTTGTGGGTCCAATCATGGCCTCATAGATGGAAGGAGTCTGCTCAGTGGCTGCCTGGACGAGCTCCAATTCATTCACGATGTTGGTCGCGATCGTCTGTTTTCGAGTATTGTATTCCAAGGGTAGCCTGAACGTCGTCTCCCATGTCGTCATCCTTTCTGTTTTTTTTTCTAATCTTCCCGGTCCGAAAAAAAAAGCGCGAACAACGAGCGTCAAACATTGTTAGATGTTGTCGTTGTCCTCGTCTAATTCCTCTCCATCTTCACCGTCTCTTTTTTGCATGTTATCGAAGGGATCGTAACGGTACTCTTTCTTGGTGACCTTCCGCACTTCCGAGAGGTCTCTGACTTTCTCTTGGATCATGTAAAGGTACTTCATCTTGAAAACTTGGGTTCGGAATCCGCCGTATTCACTGTCGAATATGACGACGGGCTTTCGGGGTGTCAAACAAATCGATTTCATGCTGTCATAAAGGGCTTTGTACTCTTTCGTATTGTAATAATGATCTTGCTCTTCGTCGTCGCTGTCGTAAACACCACATTCTAAATCACAATAATATCCACGAATCATTGGCAGTTGGTAATAACATTTTCCCTTGGCATGTTCGATTACCAAATAGACCGCGATGTAATAGTCACAGCTCATGGCGAAAGAGAAAGAGAAGAGAAGAATTATGTCTTGGATTTAAAATTTTATTTTAAAAAAAACAAAAATGAGTGAAAAAACAAAAAGATGTGTTACACAGACAGACATAGACACGACACAAATTGTTAAAAAACGCTTCTTAACGAGAAGCAAGATCGTTGGGGAGTTCATTGATCTGGCAATGATAGTACTCCTCGATTTCCTTCAGCTTGAAGATGTCACGACGGGTAATGAAATTGATTCCCGTGCCTTTTCTTCCCCATCGTCCGCTTCGTCCGATGCGATGAATGTAAGTGTGAATGTCCTTGGGGACGTCGAAATTGATCACAATGCTGACTTGTTGAATGTCGATGCCGCGAGCAGTCACGTTAGAGGAAATGAGCACTCTGGATCGGCCGTTGCGAAAATCGATGAACGACGCCTCGCGTTCAGCCTTGTCCATACTGCTGTGGATGCAACACACTGGAAACTGGTCTTCCTTCATGGCCTCATAGAGCTCGACGACACGTCGCACTGAATTGCAATAAATGATGCATTGGGACAGCGAGATGAACGAGTACAAGTCTTTCAGCGTCTCGTACTTTTGGCGATCGTCTTGGACGGCCACATAGTACTGTGCTATGCCCTCGAGAGTGAGCTTTTCCGGGGTCACGCAGATGCGCACTGGCTTTCGCATGAATTTGTTGGTGATGGTGTGTATGTGTGGGGGCAACGTGGCGCTGAACAAAGCGACCTGAATGCTCGTGTTGAGATTCTGAAAAATATTGTAGACTTGCTCTTTGAAACCAGAGGAGAGCATTTCATCCGCCTCGTCCAAAACAATGAGTTGGACGGTTCTTGTGTCGACCGCGTTACGGCGAATCATGTCATACACACGACCTGGACATCCGACGATCACGTGAGGCACATTGTTTTTCAGGTCATGGGTCTCTTCTTCGATGGACGAGCCACCGACCATGACTTTCACACGCAATCCAGACATACACGAACCGATACCTTGAATGACGGCGGCGATTTGTCTGGTGAGCTCATGGGTGGGACTCATGATAATGGCTTGGGTGGCTGTTTTCGACAGATCGAGTTTGGAAAGAGTGCCAATAGTGAAGGCGGCTGTCTTGCCAGTGCCGGATTGTGCTTGTGCGATGACATCACGGCCCTGGATGATCGGTATGATCGCCTTGCTTTGAATCGGACTGGGCGCTTCGTAACCGTAGCCAAAGATACCACGCAGGATAGACGAGTCGATCTCCAAATCGTCCCACCGTTCAATGACAGTTACGGTCTCCTCCTCCGCCACTTCTTGTTCTTTTAATCCTGATCCTTGCATTTTTTTTTGAAGCTTGAATTGAAGTCGTCATGATGTCTTTAAGTGTCTTTGACAATCCGGTCGCCCTCTTGGAAAAAAATTGAAAAGGAAAAAACATTTCAGAAGTCCAATCAAACAAAATAAAACAAATATAAAACATCTTCAGGAAAGGAAAGGACAAAAAAAATGGCAGCTGCGACCATGAAGTACCCGCTGCAGGCGTTCCGCAACATCTCCATGGACGGCTTCAATTTCACGGTGCCAGAAGACACCATGAATTTGATCTCGTCCCTGTCCATGGAGGTTGGATCGCCAACGTACATTCGCACGCCTGTCTTTCAAAAGAAAGAGGCCGTTCCTTGTGCTGCAACGGCCGCTGCTTTGGCCATGCCTTTCTCGACTCCGAAAAAGAAGAAGGCTATCGCAACCAAGCGTCCCGAAGTTGAGGCCGAAGATTGGAGTTCACTGCGAAGCTTCCAGACCACCAAGATCGAGAAGAAGTCTGGTTTGGATGGAGAAATTGACAAGCTCCGATTATTGTTGAACAAGCTCTCTGACAAGACTTACATGGACATCAGCGACAAAATTTCTCAAATCATGGAGGAATTGGTGTCCAACGGTGCCGAGGAGGAGCAGATGCAGAAAGTCGGCAAGGCCATCTTCGACATCGCTTCCAGCAACAAATTTTATTCCATGATCTACGCCGAGCTCTATTCGATGCTCTTGACCAAATTCGCGTTTTTGAAGCCGGTGTTCGAGACGAGCTTCAACTCCTTTCTGTCGATTTTCCACCAGATCGAATATTTCGACGCGGACAAGGATTACGACAAGTTTTGCGAGATGAACAAGGTCAACGACAAGCGCAAGGCGTTGAGCACCTTTTTCGTGAACCTCGCCTTGAATGGCATGCTGGCCAAAGAGTCACTTGCCTCTGTCACTTCAGATTTAGTGCGCCTTGTGCTGCAATACATCAAGGAGCCCAACCGCAAGAACGAAGTGGACGAAATCACTGAGAACATTGCTTTGCTCTATCACAAAGATCTTGTTGCCTCCATCGACGCATGCGCCAAGGTGGATGGTGGCAAGACGGTGACCGAAGTAATTACCATTCTGGCGAAGAGCAAGACCAAAGATTACCTGAGCCTCTCTAACAAGTCCATCTTCAAGTTTATGGACCTTGTGAACCTCTAGTTAGATTGATTGCTTTCTCTCTTTTCCTCTTTTCACAAATTCATGTCATTTTTGAGAAAAGATTAAAAAAAAATTAAAAAACATGTTTTGTTGTTGTAAGAAATTGAAATTCCTTGTTTTTTTGAAGAAAAATGGTGAAATCACGTCTGGAGCCAAACTTGGTGGAATATGAGGAATGGCGAAAAGTAGATCCAAATGATTTGTGTCGAGTCTCTCCTCTGTATTTGCTCGAGATTGATGGTGTCGAGGTTCTAATTGCAGTGGGTGCTGCAAAGGATAAGAAGAGAGCGAACATTACTTACTTTCCTGTCTATTTAGTGAAAAGCAACAACACGGTGTTTCGTATTGGTTTGTACGAAATCCGCACGACGGATCGAGGCATGTATCTCGACGACAAACTCCAGCTCGAAGTCGAGAAGATGGAGGATCCGCCGTTGCTGTTCCCGTTTGTCCGTAGGGACTTTTTGGAGGAATTTCGCAAAATTCCTGGCCAAGAACCAGAGCCACGTCTACAACAAAAGCCTGTGCCAGACACAGAGGTAGAGGTAGAGGTAGAGCTACCAGAGCCAATACCAGTCTCGTCTAACAACAAAAACAAAAAGAAGCGACGAAAAGTGGTGAAAGAAGTTAATGATAATATTGTAACAACCACTTCTTTTCCAATCATCAGCAAGCGAGTCGGAATTTTCCATCTTGATGATGGTGCTGATCAGCAAGCTGTCGCCGCCCTACCTGCCGAGACTTCCAAGCAGGCGAAACAGACGAGAGACAATTACCGCGCGCATCCTCCATCCAATCCGTCGTGGATCCAAGAGTTTATGCAAAATGCAGCTTACGACATCAAGGACAATGAAGGCGGTGGGGATTGCCTCTTTGCCGTGATTCGTGACGCCTTCGCCCAGATCGGCCAAAAGACGACGGTGCAGAAGCTGCGGAGTCGACTGGCCAATGAAGTGCTTCCCGAAACTTTCACTTCCTATAAAGAATTGTACACCATGCACAAGGCCGTGGTAGATGAATGCAAAGAGTTATCGAAAAAAATATCCCGGCGCAACGAAGAAATCAAACAAACATCCCGTTTGCTCACCGACGTCAATCGCATCCGTGCATTGCAAGACGAGCACATCGCGTTGAAAAAACAGCACGCGGAGACAAAGAGTAGATGCGACTATGCGAAGACCTTCTTGAATGAAGTCAAGTTCATGGAGAAAGTGCAAGACTTTGAGCAGTTCAAACAAATCATTCAAACCTGCGATTTTTGGGCGGACAATATGTCGATCGAACTCTTGGAACGCGCCTTGAACATCAAACTGATCATCTTGTCGAGCCAGTCCTTTCTAGAGGGAGACGTGAACAACGTGCTTCGGTCAACGGGCACTTCGAGTAAGGAGACCTTCATGCCGGATCTTTACATCATTGCTGATTACACCGGTGACCACTACAAACTGATACAATACAAAAACCGTGGTATCTTCAAATTCGAAGAGTTGCCTTATGACATCAAGAGGTTGTGTGCAAGCAAATGCATTGGAATGTTTGATGAAAATCATGCTGACACCACTCTGTATTGTGAGATACCGGAGCTCAACGAATTTCAGCGCCAACTGGATACGAAGCAAAAAGGTGGTGGAAAGAAAAGCCGACGACACCGTGTCAAGAAAAGTGGGCTTGGGACGGGAGAAGCGAGGTTGTTGAACCTCTTCAGTGACGATGCCGTGTTTGTCCTCTCCAGAAACGCTGCTGGATATCCAGTTCCTGGTCGTGGCGAATTCGAGCGGATCAAACCCGAGCTTCTCGTGGAATTCCATCCCTTGCACAAGATGACTCATTGGCGACGCAAATTGGACGACGGATGGGTGCAGCCCTTTGTTCTCGACGACCATCGATGGGCCAGCGTGGATCATTACTACCAAGCCGCCCAATATAAGCGCAAATTTCCAGATTTTTACCTGACCTTTTCGCTGGATTCCGGAACAGAGCTGTCACAACGTCCTGAGATGGCTTTGAATCACCGCTCCCACAGGCCGAAGACAGTGCATGTGGACCCCGATTTCGAAGACCATTTTGCCAAGGAGGCGCGAGACGCGGCGCAACTCGCCAAATTTGAACAGAATCCCGATCTGCGCTCGCTTTTGCTTGCCACTCAGAATGCGAAACTAATGAAATCGTTCAAGGATCGTGCTCCCGAGACTCTTGATTCTCTCATGATTCTGCGCGACCAGTTTTCGAAGAGGTGATTGGTGATTGTGATTAGAAAAAAAAATAATAATAAACAAAAGCGGCTTTTCAAACAACAACAACAACACAGGATGCCAAAATTGACCAAGCCCAGTTTGTCTCTGCTTGGCGCTCTAGCGAAAAGCGATTGCTTGCCTCTTTTTGAGCAGGCTGGCGCTCCGAAGACGTTGCTGGCAAGAATGTACAGCGAATTGTCCATGGCATTCCAACATGTGCGCGATCTTCCGTTGCCTTCCACCACCACGCAAATCAATCACGTCAAGTCCATTCGCAAGCCGACAACGTTTCCTGTGGACGGCTTTCCCCCTGGCATCCGAAAACACATCGACGAGCACACCTTGTACGAGGTAGCGTATGTGATTCCCGCCACAGGATGGATGCGGCGACCGATTCGTTTTTTCTTCTTTTTGGAAAAACCAGAGAGCACGCGCTTGTTAGACGAGTATGTCCGCATGATGTTGGCATGGATTTATATCGTGAATGGTCAGACGTTGATTCCACAATGCGCGTCGGAACAAATGTCTGTCTACTTGTATTTTACACTGTTGAAAAAGACGCTTCCAAAGTCTCCTGTGGTTGTCTTGGATGAAGAGCATGTCAACACCGCCTTCACAATGACCTGTCGACGCAATTCCGAAATCGTGATCTTTCGGCGAGAGGAATGGTTCAAGGTATTTCTTCATGAGACGATTCACAATCTCGGACTTGATTTTTCGGCGATGGACATTACCAGCAGCTACCGTCTGATTCAGGATATGTTTGCCGTCGACGCTGATGTGGAGATCTATGAAGCGTACGCGGAAACATGGGCGCGAATGATGAATGTTTTCTTTGTTAGTTTTCTGTACTCGGTGGACAAAGAGCAATTCGTCGTGAACGCAAGGCGCTTCATGACGTTCGAGGCTGCACACTGCACGCTGCAAACAGTCAAAGTGCTGGATTTTATGGGCCTCCGGTATGACCAATTCTTGACTCAAGACCCGCTGGTGAAAACCGTCTACCGAGAACAGACAAATGTGCTCGCCTATTTTGTGATCACCATGATATTGATCAACAATTATCCTGTTTTTTTGAAGTGGTGCTTTTCCAACAATGACGGGAGCCTCATGCAATTCAAACGGACGCAACCAAACGTGAAGGAATTCATTCGACTCATCGGAAGTTTACGAGGCTCGGTATCGAAGAGAGTGCATTGCATGGAAGACGTGTTTCACGAAACAAAGAACAAAACGTTTCTCCAAAAAAATCTGCGGATGACAGTGTTAGAGCTTGGCTAATCATTTCACGAAAAAAAACACACAAAAGAAAAGTCGCAACAAAACAAAAAGAAATGCCCCTCGACCTTCAGAAGCACACGTACAGTCCAGAAGAATTGGTCAAACACATCCATGAACACACCATGCTGGAGATTCTAACAACACAACGTCTTACTGCCAAATTTGTCGCAAAGTTCGTGTTGAATCCCCTCTACCAGATTTCCAAAGAAGATCAGCAGATTAGTATCCAGGATGTCTATTTTTATCAGCCGCACATTACCAAAATGGAGTTACTGTTGGCCTGTTGTCTGCGCGATGACGATGACTTGAAAGATGACCTGAATTTTGAAAAGACCGCTTCGGAGAAGTGATGTGAAAATTTTGTCGTTGGTTTTTTTTTTGACGACGACAAAATTTGTGTTTTTGTTTGTTTTTGTGTTTTGTGGTGAAGAAGTTTTTGTTTTTGATTTTTTTGTGGCTGTTTCTTTTTTTTCAAGTTTTTTTTAAAGGAAAATGCAATCTAATTGTGCTGTTTGTTTTTTCTAATTTTGTAATATTTTTACTGTTTATTTGTGTTTGTGTGTGTTTAAGCGGAAGCAGTCTCCTTCACGGTCTTGGCGAAGTGAGGGCTCATGAACTTCTGGAGGTTGAAGTAAGTGAGCTGGTCACCCTTGGAGACCTTGAGCAAGTTGGAGAGCTTGGCATCAGGGATGATGGTGCGACCATTCTTCTCGTCCTGGAGCTTGTTGGTCTTGATGTAAGCATTGATCTGGCGAGTTACATCAGTGCGTGCCATCTCGGTACCAACAGGCTTGTCCAAGAACTTGGCGAGCTCGTCGCTGATGCGAGTGGGCTTCACGAATCCACTGGGGTTGCGGTTACCGGTCTTCCTTTTTTTTTTCAAGTTGGTCTTCTGAACAGCCTTCAACTGTCTGGCCCACTTCTTCTCGATGGCGCGGAACTCAGTCTTGAGGGCGCTGGTGGTGGCGTTGAGCTGGTTCAACTTGGCGTAAAACTCAACGGTCTGGGCAGCGATGGTGGCCTCAAGCTCCTGCACATCGACGGCGGCATCCTCCACGGGAGCGGCAGCGACAGGAGCAGCAACGACGGGTGCTGGTGCAGCAGCAGCAGGGGCTGCCTTCTCCTCAGTCTTCTTGGGAGCAGCTGCCTTCTTGGGGGCAGCAGCCTTCACGATGGGAGCAGGGGCAGGGGTGGCGGATTCGACCACAGGGGTTTTGTTTGCGGGTTTGGTTGTTTGTTTTGCCATTTTTTTGTTTTGAAAGACGCGTGTGAGTTCGTGTTCTTTGTTATACCCTGCTACAAGAACTTCTTTTTAAGTGTTTTAACGCATTGCTAAAACATTTATTTTTCGAAAACCGCACCATACTACCATGTGGGACCGCCTAAAACAATCGGCCCTTCCAACAAAAAACATTTATTTTCGTTTTTTATAGGGCGAACGATTGAAACAACCAAGGCAAAGCTGCCGCTGCCCCGGGGCTCACTATTGTTAGTGCGCCTAAAACATACATAGCCCCCAATGTTTTTGCATCTCTGTTGATTCCTCGGTACACAAAGTTTTCCATGGTCTCGACAGCGAAAGTCCTGGCTTTGTCTAGATCAGACAAGTCAGGTGCTGCCCCTCGATGAAATGGTTCTCCGTCTGGTGGACAGATGTTGCGTCGTACCTCGAGATGGCCAGCCAAGTTGTTGGACCAGATTGTTCTCAGCACTCGATAAAAGAGAATGACTTGCTCCATAGACAGGCTCAAGAACCATCCAGAGTGAGAATAATTGCCCAAGTCGTCGATCGCATGGAACAACGTGTGGACACGATCGGTTACAGCGACTTTTCTTGCTACAGCAGGAGGCTCCGGGTCTGGCTTGAGTTTGACAGGCAGTCGCAGTACTTTCCCGAGGCGAACCGTGCGGCGGAAACGATTGATGGTCGCCACACGGAATGGCTCGCGAGTGAAAGGATTGTGAGTATCGTTGTTCGCAATTAGCGCATTGAATGAGATGATGTCGGCGCCGAACACGTGATCCCCTTCTTTCCAACTGAAAAATTGGAGGGGAGGGATTTCGTCGACCGGATCCATCGTGAAGAAGTCAAAGGTATTGTTGCACAACTCACGACGAAATACTGCGGGACCTTTGTTGAAAATGTAACGTGCGACAATGCGTCGTCGGAAATATTTCTGGACAACAATGGCACATTCAATCGCGCGGAAAAACGTGTGGATCCTGATCACCAGTGCATCCTTGTTG